GTAATGACTTTCAAGCGTGATAGCATGGAAGTCGGGATTGGTACAGCTAGTCCAGACCTCTTATATGAAGGTCTACATATAAAATCTGCAAACCCATCTCTGAAGATCGAAGGTACTGGTACAAATTCTTGGGAATTCATACATCTCAAACAGCCTAATTATGACCGTCTAATCGGTATGCGTACAACTGGTAATATTGTTATAAACAGCGGCACTAACTTAGACGCAAACAATATGCTTGTCATCTCAAATAGTGGCAAAGTAGGAATCAACGTTGAATATCCAGATCACGATTTAGATGTCGATGGCGCAATTGCAACCAAACAAGTACGTCATAGTGTTGTACCCACACTCAACCTAGACTTCGCTAATAGCAAAGAACTTGATTCACGCTTATCTTTTTATAGAAATAGTATGGGTAGCTACTATGACGAAGACGGTGTTGTAAAATACGCAGTTACTAACGAACCACGTTTTGATCATGACCCAGATACAAATGAGTGTTTAGGATTACTTGTCGAAAGGTCGATGACTAATCTAATCAGACGATCACAGAATATGACGCAAAGTTCAACTGGTGCTACTGGAGAATGGACAGTATCCGGCAGTGGCACCTATATAATTCCTAATGCTGGACTTGCTCCAGACGGAACTTACAGTGCGTCAAGAATACGATTTGCTAACGCTTCACACGTTGTTGCTCAAAACGTAGGATCTGGATTTACCGTAGGTGATACTGTTACTGCTAGTATGTGGGTAAAAGGTACAGCAGGACAGACGCTAAGATTTGCGGCTGGTGGGACAGACTTCGGAAACGAAACTCTTACTGGTGAGTGGCAAAGAGTTTCTGGTATTCGCACTTCTGTAAACATGACATTAAACATAAACACTTATAGTGGAGCTACAGCAAGAGATGTTTTGATTTGGGGCGTTCAACTAGAAGCAGGTAGTCTACTTACTTCATATGTTCCATCTCAAATACGTTTTAGTGATCGTACAAGTATAGCAACATACTACGATGAAAACGGAATAGTACGAACAGCTCCTCGAGGTGAAGCGAGATACGGATATAAATATGATGGACGTAGGTGGGTAAAAACAGGTCTAATAGTTGAGGGAGCAGGAACAAATATAGCAAGATACTCAAGTAAATTAGATAGTGTTTGGGCTCCTAGTGGAGGTACAGTTGCATTAGATAGATCAGTCACAGCGCCTGATGGAACAGATAATGTATATGGATTTACTGCAAGTACTGCATCAGGCTCACATAATATTAGGCAAAGTCACGGCGGACTTACAGCAGGTAGTAAATACACAGTTTCTATTTGGATGAAAGCAAAAGGAAGTCAGGCACATGCAGGAATGTATGTGGGCGGACCTAACCACTCATGCGTTTTCTCAAATATAAACACAACTACTCCTAGCATTACTCAAGTGAGTGGACTCGAAAATCCAACAATTGTGTATCAGTCAAATGGTTGGCATAGAATAGAATTTACTACAGCCGCTGGTTCTGGAGGAAACGTAAATCCGATTTGGACACTACGTAGTTCATCAAGTGAGATATTTACTGGAGATGGCACTCAAGGAGTTTATCTTTGGGGATATCAGGTCGAGGCTGGCTCGCAAGCGACATCGTATATTTCAACACTTAGCCAATCACTATCAAGATCAATAGATGTCGTGATTAGTTATCAAACCTTTAGAGATAGCGATAAAGTAGAGATAATTGAAAAGGAAAGATTAGACTTCTACAATGAAGATGCTGGCACATTGTACTATGAGGCAAGATCGACTAAAGCGACAACTGATTTGGGCGGTGGTCGTATAGGATTTTCACACGACGGATCAAATAATGATAGATGGATGGTAAATATAAACAGTGCGACTTACGATGCGTATATTCAAGCAGATGGACAAACAACAGTGAATCTCACTGGTACAGCACCTGGTGTTGGAGTAATGCATAAGTCTGCGATTGCGGCAACAAAAAATGACGCCGCTGTATATCAAAACGGAGTATCAGAAGGTGTAGATTCGAGTGTGACTATGCCGAAAATAAATCAGTTTAGGTTATATAATCCTACGACTGATGATGATTTCTTGCAAGGACATTTCAAGAAAGTTTCATACTATCCAGCAAGACTACCTAACGTAGAATTACAAGCACTTACGGAGAATAACTGATGAGTAAACTAATTGGAAATAATCCTAATCAAGTGTCAAGTAATGCTGATTTAGGCTCAGCGGCTTTTCTGAATGCAGAAGAGTTTCTAAGCGCAAGAGGGTCAAGTTTATCTAAGATTAGTAACACTATTCAAGAGACAGCTACAGACGTATTCGTATATGATACCAGAAAAGATTCCGATGGTGGGGCATGGCGACATAGAACAAGCGAAACTTCTTGGTACAATGAAGAACTGAATACACATCAGCGTGGTAAAACTAAAAGATTTCCTTCTGTAGCAGTGTTAGTATTACATGATGGCGCAAATGGAGGACTCTCTATTCATGACGGAGATGACCCAACTCTTCCTCTCTGGATGAAGTTTGAGAATTATGGCACTTCATGGAATGATACGTTATTACCACTTGGTGGTGGAAGCGGATACTTAGAATGCGTTACAGCAATGAACGGAATTATTTTTGTTGGAACTATAGGCAATGCTTTAGGTCTAATGCAGTTTAGTTTTATAGAGGATATGAGTAGATCATATCTAAGTGCAAACTATGGAGGCATAGACACATTACCATTATCTAAAAGAAATAATTCTGGTCACACTTTCGCCTCTGGAAACACCAGTGGAGTTACAAACACTTTGCCAGCACTGTCTAGCAATAGAATTCAAGATGTAGCAGTATCAGTTTTAGAAGGTGCTCCTATCAATTCAGGCACAGGATTACCGGAACTAACTGTTGCAGTCGCAACTAAAGAAGGCATAAATATCATTCAAAATGATGGTACTCTAAATACGTTGAGGACAGAAACGAATGCTGGATATAACGCCACTAGAGACTTTTTGAATGTCAGCTTTGGTGAAAATGGTCGTTTAGCGTTCAATTCTTCTCAGCATGGATCAAGTACAGGTTATTATCAGAATGCAGTATTACTAAAAAACTCTGTTGACACTTATAGTAATTTTGCATCAGATTATTCGGCCGCTCCCGATAGTGTTCAGATAACTTGGGACGGAAATATTCAGACCACTACCACAATCAATCAGCAAACTCTACTAACCACTTGGGGAATTAGCTCAAATTCAAATGGGATACTGCCGTACTTTGCTGGAGACAATATAGCTTTTGGTACAAAACAAACTGGGTTAGGTCTCATTAGTACAGGCGTACTAGATGGGAAAAATGCATTAACATGTAGAATCGATACTGATTTCAATACTGGTTGGCTTCCAGAGCAGATTCAAGTATCTGCTTGCTCAGACGCTATAGCACAAAGTGGAATAGTGAATAGTCCCATATCAAACAGCAACTTTGCTACAAACGTAACTGGATGGACACACTATGCACATAATAGTCCTAGTCCATCAAGTGTGACCTTTAATAACGACCCTACTGATGGCGGAGAGTTGAGAATCACATCTAGTTCAGGTGGATACACTTGGGCTGGAACACAAGTAAACTTACATCCCAATACGAGATATGCGCTAACAGTTGATCTTAGAGCCACTGGCGGCACTACACTATTCTACGTTAGATGTGGCTTATCTAACAATGGAGATAATCCAACCTCAGGCGTAACATTTTCAATTCAATCAAACTCTAGTAATTGGGTTTATGGACCAAATACAATTATTTTCGACACAACAAACTTTCCTAGTATGCAACCAGGCAACTGGTTCTGGATAGGCGGAAGAAATGATCAGACTTTATTGGATATAGATGACGTATATATTCAAAGAATAGATGAACCCAGAACAAAAAACGGCACACCCTTTCTAATTTTCGGAGACGGTATCAGTAAAACTCCTGTTGCACCTGGAGCAGATTTAGTGGCGTATTCCGGATTCAATGCCGCTAGTTATCTAAGACAGCCGTATACAGGAGATTTGGAAGTTGGGACTGACTCGTTCACCACTATGGGTTGGTATAAGTGTACAAGTAGTAATGGTAGTTATCGTACATTAGTATATGCTAATACAGTTAGACCTGCCAGTGGTACTATATCTACTGGTCATGAAGGATGGCAAATACTTATAAACCCCGATAATCAAATATATTATTACATATATGGACCAACCAATGATGATGCAGTAACACACAGTAGTAGAACCAACGATGGTAATTGGCATTTTTTCTGTGCTGTGACTAATGCCAACAATAATCATCAACTATACGTTGACGGTAGATTGGTAGGCACAGCCACTCTTACAGTAGGCAATCTAAATAACTCTAAGAGATCGATTCAACTTGGGGCATACGGAGGAACGGGCAATAGTGACACGACTCAATCGTTTCCGTTTGAGGGAGGACATTTGTCTAATATTAGAATTGCAAAATCTGCAATCACCAAACAAGAAATCGAACAAATATATGAAGATGAAAAGAAGCTGTATCAACCGAACGCAAAAGCAACCCTCTATGGAACTTCGCCTACCGTTACAGCAATTGACTATGATAGTGATACTGGATTACTTCACGCTGGCACATCTCAAGGCAGATCGGTATTCAAAGGACTTCGTAGAGTTGATAACACAACAACTTCGGTTGACACAACAATTAGCGCCTCAAATGGCATGGTATTGGAGGACTAGATAATGGTAGTTAAAGTTTCTAAACCAGAAGTAAACATTCGTGAAAAAATAAATGAATTGGATTACGCACACGTTCCGTATGAAAAAATGCCTGCGGGCAGTGTAATTCAAACTAGAGCATATAAGCAAAATTCAGGATGGATCTCAACGACTAGTACCTCTGAAGTATTTACTGGAGTGGAATTTGCCATTTACCCAAAACGAAAGAATAGTTTGATTTTAGTCGAATTTCATTTTCCTATGACTCACACGTATTCAGATACCATGATTCCTACACTCAGAAGACAAGTTGATGGCGAGACTCAAATAAACTTCAACACAACTTCTTATCACAATGGATACATACAAGGTGCCACAACATCAGCATATCAGTCTATTATGATGACTGAACACGATTATCCAGATACGACAAATAGGGTAAATTATGAAGTTTACTTCAGCTCTGCTGGCGGCGGTCAAGTTCATTTAGCGCACAATGGATCGGCATATAGACTAAAACTTACGGAGATAGCACAATGATCAATTATAAAATATTAGCTATTCAAAGTCTAGTGCCTAATGCAATAGTAACTATTTTAGGTGATAAAGTTGTGTGGCATGATGAACGAACTCAACCAACACAGGAAGAGATTGTCCAAAAGATTGCAGAGATAGAGTACACAGAAGAAGTAGAAGCTTATAAAGCAGTAAGAGCCGAAGCATACCCTGTTATGTCTGAACAACTAGACAAGATTTTCCATGAAGGTATCGATGCATGGAAAGCAGAGATTCAAACAATCAAAGATGCTCATCCTAAAGCTGTTATAGACAATGATACACTAAACAGTAGAAAGAGTCAAGCCTTATTTGATTATCAGTTGCAGGAATACACTAAAGCGCAAACACGACTTTCTCAATACATTGTTGCAGATGGTCGTGAGGAAGAGACTGAAGAAGTAGTTGTCAGACAAGAGTATAATGAAGAGACTGAAGAATTAGTTGACATTATGGAAACACGTATTATCACTTCTACTGTCGATCCAGTTGTTGCTACAATCACAAGCACTGTTTATTCTGGCGATATAGATGCAGACCCTACAGAGGAAACTATTGAAAATCCTCTCATCACACAAGATAACGCCGAACGTGCAGACGCACAAGCTATCGTAGACGCAACACCTTCGGCTGTTGTGGACGCTTACAACGCTTTATAAATAGTTATAGTAATCTAACTATGGGAATTAGAAATGGCACAGCCGACTACAAGAACAGAATTTACAGAATGGTGCTTACGAAAGTTAGGTAAACCAGTCATTGAGATTAATGTCGATCAAGATCAAGCACAGGATCGAATTGATGAGGCTTTGTCATATTACTGGGATTATCACTTTGATGGAAGCGAAAGAACGTTTTTCAAGCATCAAATCACAGCAGACGATAAAACGAATCAGTATATAACTGTACCTGAAAACGTTATTGGAGTTATTAATCTATTTCCAGTAGGATCAAGCATCACTGCAAGTACAGGTATGTTTAATGTTCAGTACCAATTTGTATTGAATAACATACATGACATGGTCAATTATAACTTAACTAACTACTTCATGTCAATGCAAAACTTGCAATTTATGGAAGAAATATTAGTTGGTATGCAACCGATTCGATATAACAGACACATCAACAGACTTTTCATTGACACAGACTGGGATAGACTGGTAGTAGGAGAATATGTCGTAGCAGAATGTTATAGAGTTGTTGATCCTACAGTATATGCAGATGTTTACAAAGATCGTTGGTTGCAAAACTATGCGACTGCGAAGATCAAGTTTCAATGGGGTAGCAATCTGACTAAATTTAACGGCATGACATTGCCAGGAAACATTCAGTTCAGCGGAGAACAGATTTTAAATGACGCACGTGATGAGATAGCGAAGTTAGAAGAAGAAATGATCTCTTCATACTCTCTTCCTGTCACTGACATGATAGGGTAGAAACTGTGGCTAAAAATTACTATTTCGAAAACTACGAGAACTCGATGGAGCAGACGCTTATCGAAGATTTGGTCGTGGAATCAATTAAGATATACGGAATAGACACTATGTATTTGCCTAGAACTCTAGGCGCTAAAGACGATCTATTAAATGAAGACGATCTAGGCACATATAATGATGCATACGAAGCTGAAATGTACGTTAAGAATGTTGACGGATTTGAAGGAGAAGGAGACTTTCTTTCTAAGTTCGGACTACAGATAAGAGATTCTATTACACTTACTATAGCGATGCGTACATATGAAACTGAAGTTGGAGTTCATACTGAGATTAACAGACCACGTGAAGGCGATATCATATATCTTCCTTTGAATAAAAAGATGTTTGTTATTCAGCACGTAGAGCATGAAGCCATATTTTACCAAATTGGATCGCTACAGACATATGATCTGAGATGTGAGTTGTATGAATACAGCGGCGAAAGATTCAGCACTGGATATCCATATTTAGATGATAGGTTCAAAGATGAAAACTTGTTTATCGATAGCGGCGGAACAACATTTAATGTAGAAGTTAGAAACAGTGTATTCCACATGGTAGATAGTGATAAGCGAGGCGATCTCATAAGCACTCCTAAGCTTGAAGCTAACGTAGATGAGAAGATTATATTTGATCAGTCTCATAGTTCTAACACTGGTTGGCCGTTGAGAATTTACACAACAACTTCACCAAATAGCGGCACAGAAATTACAGCAGGAGTAGTCGTAACTGGTACACCTGGAAATGTTGGAGCTAATGTTACTTGGACTCCAGCTACAACGGGCACATACTATTACATCAATCCGACTACGATTGGAATGGGAGAAACTGTTACAGTAGCGGCAAGTAAATTACAAAGCGTAGAGCTATTCGATTCTATTGCTGATAACACGACTATTGAGTCATTCGCCGATAACATTGTCGATTTCAGTCAGAATAACCCATTTGGGGAGGATAACTTCTAATGTTTGGACAACACTTTTATAACGAATCAACGAGAAGATATGTCGCAGTTTTTGGCACACTATTCAACGATATTCAAGTAGGTCGTAGTGATAACGCAGGCGTTGAGATTCAACGTATGACTGTTCCTATTAACTATGCTCCTATGCAAAAGTTACTTGCTAGATTAGAGGGAGATCCTAATTTAGATAAGCCCGCAATTACTTTGCCTCGCATGTCATTTGAGATTATGGGAATGAACTATAATCCTACACGTAAAGTAGGATCTTTAGTGAGACAGACTAAATCTATTACGTCAGACGATAATCAGCTATTGAATCTATATAGTCCAGCTCCTTACGATATCGACTTTCAGTTGAATATAATGACGAAGTACACAGAAGATGGCACTAAGATTTTAGAACAGATTCTACCTTACTTTAAGCCTGACGTTACAGTTAGTGTTAAGATGATCGATTCTATGGATTTCTATGTAGATATTCCTGTTGTTCTACAAAGTGTAACTACAGAAGATTCGTATGAGGGAGATTTTGAGACTAGAAGAGTTCTAATTTGGACACTGAACTTTCAGATGAAAGCGTTTTTCTTTGGACCAACGTCTAACAAGAAGATAATTAAGTTCGTTGACAATAATATATATACTAATACAACTGCTACAGTTGCCGAAGAACAAGTGAACGTACAGCCTGGATTGACCTCTGCTGGTCAACCTACAACAAAGATTACTGATTCTGTCGCATACTCAGATATTAACATTGACGATAATTGGGCAGATATAGTACAAATATTGGATGCTTAACATGATTAAAGATGATATTAGTGATAGCTTAGGTCTAGAGCCTTTGCAAAGCTTGACTGAAGGAGAAGGTGAGTTAGTCGTTCCTAAAAAGAGCGAACTGGCAGAACTTAAGCCTGTTGACGATAAAGTTGACAGAGACTACGATTACGCAAGAACCAACTTCTATAACATAATCGAAACTGGTACAGAAGCACTAGAACAGATGCTAGACGTAGCAAAAGCGTCGGAGCATCCTCGTGCTTATGAGGTAGTGTCTACGATTATGAAAACACTAGTTGACGCTAACAAAGACCTAGTTTCTATGTCAGCGAAGAAACAAGAAAGTGAAGAAGTAAAGAATCCCACTGACAAGGGAGTACAGAACAATAACTTATTCGTTGGATCTACGGCTGAACTTCAGCAATTGCTAAAAGATATGAGAAGTAGTGAATAGTATGCAGGTTAAAGGATACAATGGCAACGTCAATCTAAAAAGAAAAGGCACAGATGTAGAATTTTCGCAAGAAATGATATCTGAGTTCGTTAAGTGTGCCAAAGATCCTATATACTTCTCAGAGAAATACATTCAAATTGTACATGTTGATCACGGTCTTATACCAATAAAGATGTACGATTATCAGAAAGAAATATGCACTGCTATCACAGAGAACAGGCGTGTTACAGTTAATACCTCAAGACAGGCAGGTAAAACAACTACAGCCGTAGCAGTGATTCTACATTATATCATATTTAACGACTTTAAAACAGTGGCATTGCTTGCTAACAAGGGCGATGCGGCACGTGAAATACTAGATCGGATTAAGATCGCATATGAATCACTCCCAAGCTGGTTACAGCAAGGTGTTATCGAATGGAACAAAGGCTCAGTTGAATTCGAAAACGGATGTAAGATTATAGCTGGTTCAACTTCTTCTAGTGCCATTCGTGGTAAATCTATTTCGTTTCTATACATCGATGAGACTGCATTCGTAGAGAACTGGGATGAGTTCTTTGCTTCAGTATTCCCTACAATCTCATCTGGTGATACTACAAAAATTCTTTTTACTTCCACTCCAAATGGACTCAATCACTTCTATAAGACATGCATTGGCGCACAAGAAAATAGAAATGGTTACATTTACATCGAAGTGCCATGGAACAGAGTTCCTCGCCGTGATGATAAGTGGAAGAAAGAAACTCTTGCGGCAATGGACTTTGATCAACAGAAGTTCTCGCAAGAATTTGAATGTGCTTTCTTAGGTTCTTCAGGAACATTGATAGAAGGCTCTAAACTTAAGACTATGGTTGATCTACAGCCTATTGCTCAGACTGAAAAGATGAAAGTATATCATCAACCAGAGCAAGGACATGTGTACGTGTGCGTGTGTGATGTATCTAGAGGAAAAGGCTTAGACTATTCTGCATTTCAGATAATTGATGTAACTGAAATGCCATATAAACAGGTATGCGTGTACAAAGATAATACCATTACCCCTATCGACTACGCTGAAATCATATATAGAAGTATAGAGAGATATAACGAGGCTTATACTCTAATAGAGGTAAACGACATTGGCGAACAAGTATCAGAAGTATTGCATTATGAATTTGAAGTTGAAACTCTAATGTATACTGAGTCAGCAGGAAGAGCAGGTAAACGACTATCAACTGGCTTCTCTAAAAGCGCAGATAAAGGAATCAGAACTACAAAAAACGTGAAGTCTATTGGCTGTAATATGCTCAAAATGTTGATTGAGCAAGATCAGTTAATTATTAACGACTTCGGAACAATAAATGAACTTTCGACATTCTCCAGACGTGGCAATTCTTATGAAGCAGAATCTGGAACACACGATGATTTGGTTATGTGTCTAGTGTTATTCGGATGGATGACCGATCAAACGTTTTTCAAAGAAGTCACAGACATAAATACTATCGATAAACTCAGATCAAGGAACGAAGAAGAACTTATGGAAAGCCTTCTACCAATTGGTTTCAACACTTATGACGAGGATATCCTTGAAGATGAGCAGATAGGAACAGCCCAGTGGTTAAACTACTAAATTGCTGTTTTTATAAATATAGAAATAAAGAAGTTTATAACTTACAAAATAAACAAGGAGAAATGAGAAATGGCTTTTCAAACAAGTCCAGGCGTTAATATCAGCGAAATCGACCTAACAAATGTCGTCCCAGCTGTAGCAACAACTGAAGGCGCTATCGCAGGTGTTTTCCGTTGGGGTCCAGAAGATCAACGTATCCTAGTAACATCAGAGCAAGACTTAGCTA